GAAGCCACCTTCGTGACCGTAGACGAGCTTCTTACCGCACTGCCCGAACAGTGTGCCCTGTTTGTGGGTATGCCCGATGTGCGCGTTGCAGCCGTGGTTGAGCGCGAACCGCAGGGCCAACCCGCCACCGAACTTGCTCGACCCGAGCCGCCCTTCGTGGCCGTGATAGATAGCGACCTTTTGCCCTTGGCCGCATCCGACCTTGTGGCCTGACCTGACCATGCGGATGTCGAAGTCCGCGATGCCCACATACTCAGGCCAGTCAACGCCAAGGTTGCGGATCACGGGGGCGCGGTTCTGGATGTAACTGTTCCAACGCGCTTCGTGGTTGCCCTCGATGTAGACGATCTCGGCCTTCTTAGCTAGGACGCGGAGGGCATCGAGCCAGTTGCCGTGCGCGGCCACCTCGGCTTCAAGGTTGTCCTCCCACTTGGGGTTGCGGCGGTGCTGCGACAGGGCGTGGTAGTCAGCGATGTCCCCGGCTAGGACGATCTTGTCGGGCTGATCTTTGGTGATGTACTCCTCCACCTTCCTCTGCCACTTGGCACTGTGGAAAGGCACATGGACATCGTTGAGTACCAGGGTTTTCAAGGCTCTACCTCTACTTGATCGAGTCCGGGTTTGCCGCACTCAGGGCAAAGTCCGCCTTCAAAGCCACGATCGACGGGCACGACAACAAACTGGGTGACACCGCACTGGCGGCAGACGCAAAGATCCATGATGAGGGGTCCGTATTCGACACAGGCATCTAGCAGTTTGTCGTAGAGGGAGTCCATCGCGCTCTCAATAGTACCAGGAGGCTCACCAAAATCAGGACTAGGATGATGTACTTGAGGGCTTGAAGAAGTTCTCGATGCGTTGGTAGAACGCGACCAGCATCGCTGCTACTGCCATCCTCACTGAGCGGAACATCAGGGACGCGATGATTGCCGTGATGATCAGGCTCTCCACCAACCCCGTCAATGCCGTCACCGCTTCCGGCACTGCGGCCACTAGGGCTTGGGTGGTGGTCGGAGACTTTCCCAACTCTGCTGGGGCGCTGTTGGTTGGAAGCAGCCCGCATGATGCCAGGATTAGGCTAAAGAGCAGTACGATCTTCAAGGCGTTCTAGACGGCGGTTGGTGTCCTCAGAGTGCGCTTGCATACCAGCGACAACCTTAGAGATTTTCCATAGCTCTGTGACTGTCCACAGGAGAATGGCGGCGATCAGGCCGAGGAGGGCTTCGGTGAGGGGGATGGTCATCGGAGTTCCTGCAACAGCGAGTTGCGGGCTTCTAGGACTCGGGCTTGCTCTTCTTTGAGCTTGCGGATTTTGTTGGGGTTATTGGTTTGACCGATCTCAAAGTTGATTTCTCGGAGCAGCGCATCGCCAATCTTTACGCGCTGTTTGCGGCGGTAGGCTGGGTCTTTACGGATCTTGACCGGGAGGAAAGTGGCTGCCCAAAGGTTCTCGTCCAGTGGTTTGTCGTTGTAGACGGCATCGGCGTACTTCATCGCCATCCGAGTAAAGGTGTTAGCTTGCACTGTGTACTCCGCCGCAGAGCCAAGTCCAGGCTCTCGGTTCGGGTCCATACCGAAGAGAGACATCAACAGGCCCGCAGTACCACCGCCAGCCAACTTGGTGACACCTCTGGGTTGACCTAAACCTCTAGGCGCTTGCTCGTCAAGGCCCGCAAAACTATTAACCGAGTCAATAGTTCCGACGATCAGTGCGGCAGCTTCGACCGGCAGTGCAATCGAGCTAAGGTTAGCCTCCAGACCATCATGCTCGATCTTGAGGTTGCCATACTGGTCAACACCAATCCAGTCCGAGTTGTTGGACAGGCGGTTGATGGCCGTCAACATCCTTGGATCCTTATCGATGGACTTTGCCATCTGTGGAAGCACTCGACGGGAGAAGGTATAGAAGGCCGCAACTCGACGGCCAACATCACGCTCAAACTTCGACAGCTTGGAGTAATCGCCGTGGACATCCAGGGCTTTCTGCAAAGCAAGCTCTGGGGACTTACCATCCAGAATGAGGGTCATCGCCGCCGAGAGACGGTTGTGGATTTCGACGGCAGATGCACTGTCGCGGAAATCCTCCATGCGCGACTTCTCGCCTCGCTTCAAACCAGCTACAAACTCTTCAGGAGTCATAGCTCCGACGCGAAGTTCTTCAGTAACCTTCAGGTCGTTGAACAGACCGCGCTCTGCGAAAAACTTGAGGAGTTCATCTTCCCCCATTGGGGTGTCCCCAACTTGGTAGATAGGGACAAGGTCATCTGCGTCATCGAAACGGGCGGCAAGGCGAGCTTCGACGGCTTCGTTAGTAGCGTCGGCCTTCAACTTCTCCAACGCCCTGGTGCGACCTTTGAATCCAACAACCCCAGAGCCGTCGATTGCAGTGTTGTCAGGGAGGTTTCCAAGCATCCGAGCAGCGACAAGTTGTGCTGCACCGAAGTTACGAATACTGCCCCCGGCTGCCCTGGTTTGGAAGAAGTTGGTAAGGGTGTTACGAATGAAGAACGCAGGGTTAAACACCGTCTGCGTAGACTTGTAGAGGGCGTTCGTTCGGTCGTAGAACTTCCAGAACTCCGACATCTCCTGAGATGCTGGAATCGTGTTGTCCAACAGGCGGCTGGTCAGACCCGCGTCACCCAGGATGATGCTCTCACCCTTACGGATGTTCTCCAGGCTCTGGCTGCCCTTGGGGAAAGTTCCGCGCACTTGGTGTCGCACAGCCTGTTGGCCTATGGTTTTACCCTTGCTGACTTTACCCATATTGCGGACACCCATCCCAGAGCGGCCCATCTCGGAGACATTCAACAGACGCATATCCCCATCGGCAACTTGAAGCTCGATGACCGTATCGTCACCAACTCGGTGTACCTTGTTGACCGTGCCAGACATTAGGGTTAGTCTGGAATCCGCGTGTTTGTTGCCCTCACGGAGAATGCCGTCGATGTAGTCTTCCGCTACCAACTGTCGCTTCGCTAGGTTGGATCGGTGTGCGAAGGCAGAGAGCCAAGACTCATTCATTGGCGCTGCGGCATCTCGCACAGCTTTCTCCAACAACTTCTTAGTCTTAGGATCTTGGGCTTTGTTGGCTGCCTCCATAAGATCCGACAGGTAAGGTTGATCGTTCATGATCTTCCTACCCAGGATGGACTTTGCAGCCTTGAGTGCTTCAGGAGCCACAGGGCGCTGAATGCGGAGAAACTTGGAAGTCTCTTCAAACGCCTCGTCGCCAACACCTACTTTACGAGCCTCAATAAGAAGTTCGTTGTACTCTTGCACTGTGAGGTTGCGAGCTTCAACACGACGCTTCAGGCTTTTGACTAGCTGGTTGTCCATTCCCGCAGCCTCTGCCCTGTCGAAGAGTCGGTTCAAGGACTTTCGCAGATCCTTGTCGAACAGTCGAGGGAAGTAGGCAAGTTGATCGTCTGCGCCCAACCCGCTGGCGTAACGAGCCAACTTAGCGTTCTGGGACAGAAGTTTATCTAGAAGCTGCTTGGCTTTCGGTGTCTGGTCGCTAATACCAAACATCTTCTCCAGAGCTTCGTGGTTGCTAGTACGGATAAACTCGCCAACAGACTCTAGGCGACTACCAAAAGTGTCTGTAAGTCTAATCTTTCCTGCAACCAGATCCTTGTCGTAGATTGCAGTCCGAAGTTCTTGTGCTAGTTCAGCAAGCTCTCTGGCAGCATCCTCCATCTTAGGGCTTGCGATCTTTGCCAACTCCGCCGCGCCGGTCATGCGCTGGGCTAGCTCTTCAAGGTTCGCTAGCTCAGTTTTAGCGGCTTTCGTTCCAGAAGTTTCAAGTCTACGAAGTACGGCCAACACCTCCTCAACCTGGGGAGTAGCCTGTTGGTGCATACCAAGCACTTTGTCGAGATCGTCAAATGTGCGGATTTCGGAAGTGTTACCGATGCGAGCCAACTCAGCCACCAAAGATTCCATGTCCCGGTGGATCTCTCGCGTATCTTGGAACACGGCTCTGGAGGCAGAATCCAACCGGCGTTGACCTTCAAACTCCATCTCATTGATGGCCTTGTTGACGCTCTTGCCGCCTAGTGGATCAAACTTCCTAGTAAGGTAATCTCGGATCTCCTTACCTTTCAGCCAGCCCAACCTCACAGAGCCAGGGGCATTCTCGTAAGATTTGGGAAGTTGTGCGGCAATACCGATATCCAACTGACCTTTTTCAAAAGCCTTGTAGATATCAGAGTTGGCATCAATAGCCGGGTTCAACGCACCATAGATATCTTCAAACGCCCTTTGGATATTGCCGTTGTGCTTCTTGACAAGTTTGCGAAGCTCTGATGGCTTAACTCCCGACTTTCTAGCCGCAATGTAGGCATCTACTCGGGACATATTTCCGTAATCTAGAGCGGGAATACTGCCTAGATCCCTGTCGTTAATGAAGATCTTACGGAGTTTTTGGTCAAACTTAGCTACGGCATCTGGATCTGTAAGATCAACACCTTCTGCCTTAGCTTGCATTCTGAACTTCGCGGTCTCGTCAACATACCGAAAGCTAAACTGCTCTTCTAGAATGTCATCAACAGTTTTGCCGCTAGCTAGTTCCTCAAGAATAAAGGACTCTTCAACAAGCAAGAGATCCGCTAACTTCTTCGATTGGTACTTCTTTTTCCCAGGGCTAAATAGAACTGTAGTAGGAACTAGAGATTCGGGGTGCAGAGCGTTTGCCGCCTTTGCCGCCCGCTGGAAGGTGAAATCGCCTTGGAAGAACTTTGAACTTTCGGAAACAAAGTTTTCGTAGGCTTTGGATGCCCCTTGTAGAGTCGTTTTGACCGCAGGGTCTACCTTCTTGGTAAGCCCTGAAAGAAACGCACCCATCCACGAAGCCCGATTACCCGACAGGGCATCCATCGCCGGGATGACTGTGGACTTCAAGATAGGTGAGGCAAAGTAGTCGTTCACAAACTTAGCAGGGGCCAAAGAAGCCCTGCCAAAGTTTGAGAACCACCCGCGCTGCTTGTTCAGCCGACCCAGGGTTGCGGCATCAAGAAACTTACCGACCTTACCAGCGCCAATAACAACTCGGCTGGATGCTAGGAAAGGGAACTGGAGAGCAAGCTCTTCGACTTCGCCCTGCTCGATAACATCTTTCAGGGTTACCTTCTTATCCGTGGGAACTTCTTTACCAGCATCCTTCAACCGCCTAGCGCGGATCTTCTCGGCTTGCTTCGTAGTACCAAAACCGCCACGGTTCATGTTGATGACCTTCTTGATCCTGCGGTCGGTCTTGGCCTCTGGCAAGGTCTTCAGTTCTTCAACGAACTCGTCATAGGTACTCCCTGCGGCCTTGTGCTTGACCATAAGGTTTCGCACACGCGCACTTTTACCACCAGCGCGGTTCAGGTTTCTTGCCGCTGAACCTAGCCCTTTGAAAGCACCACTCGTACCAAAGGTCAGGTAGGTACTTGGGTCTAGCAAGGTATCAAGGAGAAATCCCTGAGTTCCTGAAAGCCGCTTGTCGTAGATGTCTAGAGCGATGTCGGAGGCGTACTTAGCCCTGGAGTGGTCGCCCATGAACGCGCCAAGCACAGGGATAAGCTCCGGGGCCAGGATGCCTTGGGCACTAAATAGCTCCGTGTCCTCATCTTCCATCGCGTACCAAGCCCTGGTGATTAGCTGGTACGGAAGGCCGATGGTGGCGTTGATTCCTCGTTCTAGCCAGTTTGACATTTTACTAGCGTCCTCTTTCTGCCTCTCGTTTTAGTTCGGTACGCCGTTTTTCGGCAGCATTAAACTCCTTCAGCAACTGCACTCTTTCTGCCTTCAACGCGGCTTTCTCCTCGGGAGACATCCCGAAAGTTTTTACACGACTATTCTCAATCAGTTTCTGCCTAAGATCCTCAACGAGATCCGCAGACTCAGACAAAGGCATCTGCGCTATATCCTGCTCAAAGTCTTTAGCAGCCATAGCAATACCTCTAAGCGAGCTAGTCTTTCTGAAAGTAGGCAGATCTTGGGTGTCATCAATCTGCAAACCGAAGTCCTTTGTCACCGAGCTAACAAACGACCCCACAAGTTGCTTCTCCTGCGCCAAGGCATTTGGCTGCACAATCAGAGAACTTTCATTACCTAGTCGCATCAAAGCCGCAAACTGACTCTCTACCGTACCTTTGCGATCTAGGATACCTTGGATCTTATCAGCCATCAGTTGATCCGCGTCAAACCATTGGGCAGCTAGATCATCCGCAAGACGCAGTCTAGGATCGCCCATACCTTCCCTACCTAACAACAGTTGAAGGACATCAGTTCCGTAGCCGTAGACAGCATCTTTAGTGGCAGAGTCTTCACCCTCCCCAGAGAGCATAAGCTCCATAGTACTGATGCTTAGTTCTAGGTCTTCGACATCTATACCTAGGTCATCAGCAGACTCAGGCCGCTCATTAACAATGTCAAGGATTCTCCTAGCCTCTTTCAACTCAGCTCTAAGGGTTGCTGGGTCACGCTGTGCGCCCGCCTTAACAAGTTCCATGAGGCCGGTTCGCGCTGTGGCTCTATTCGCAAGGAGCGGAGCGATATTGGCCGACGATTTAGCCGCTTCAAACTTTACTGCGGCATCCACAGGCTCGACTTCCGAAGTAACTTCAAAAGCTCGTACAGCTTGCTCTGCAACCTCATCAAGAACACTGTCAGGAACTTTTACTCCAGCTTCTTGGTAACGCTGTACTTGAGCTTTTGCGCCCTCGTATCCAAACTCTTGGTAAAGTTGAGATGCTAGGATTGCTCGTTGATCTGGAGCGATCATCATAGTCATGCCCAGGTTGACCTCGTTAGGGTTCGCGTTAGGGACAAACAACTCCTGCCTAGCGAAATCTGCCCTCGGACCTTCTTCAGGGACAAACATAGCCTCAAGCCCTTCAGGTTCAGGCATCAACAGTCCCCTAGTAGGAACTGGAACCTGAAAATCCGCTGGCATCGTGGCAGCGACATCTGCCGCAGTTTTAGCAGCCATAGCCTTTTGCCGAGCGGAGGCAATGTTGGCTTGCATAGAGGGCATATCTACATCCCTCAGCAGCGTCATAGCAGCCGCAGCAGTTTCTCCTGTAGGGTTTGCCTCAAAAGCTGCGTAGGCTTTTTCCAAAGCGTTAAAGTCGGCATCACTAATCGAGTAGTTAATACCATTTTCAGCGTCAAACTTCTGCGCGGCTCTAGTGGATTCCAAAAGCCCGCTTACTGCCTTACCAACCTTACCTTCTCGGATTTCGTAACTTACTGCGCCACGAACATTGGTGTTTTCTTGAGCATTAAAGTCTGCGACAAACGCATCACCGTAATCCCCAGCAGCACGGCGCTCGTTGTATCGGGTCATCGATTGCTCTTTGTTGCGAGCGGAAGCAACTTCTCGATTGGAGCCGATATGGTTGTTAAGTAAGGTAAAGTCCTTTGAGGTTAGGTCAGGATCGTCTTGAGCTTGTGTAAGAAGTGATTTAACAAACGCATCGTATTCAGCTACACTTCCGAACTGCGCTCGGCTAGTCACAGACTTCATAAAGGTATCTAGAGACTTTGTACTGTTAGATTCCTTTTTACGAATGCCCTCAAGTTCAAGCTGGTGTTCTCGCGTTGCTTCGTCCCGCCCAAGTTGGAACGCCTTGTCTTCTGCTCGTTCCTCTTTCCGAATCGCAAGATCCTCGGCACGGCGCTGGGTTTCAAGTTTCTGCGCCTCCCGAGTCTGTTGAGCCTTGAGGAACGGCGACAAGAAATCCTGCTGCGCTTCCAGTGAAAGCCCTGCGAGTGCGCCACCAGCGATTGCGTCAACAATGCCCTGGATTAGGTTGTCTTTATTTGCCATGACTTAGAACACCTCCCCGCGATTCATAAATGGGAGACTACCCATCATCTGGCGTAAAAGTTGAGGGTCTGTCGTTTGCGGGCCGGGAGTTTGGCCCTGCAAGCCCATGAAGAGGGACTGCATCGCGCCCATCGGAGCGAACGAGCTAACCCCTTCAGTGCCCATGAAGCCTCCTGTAACAGCCGTCTTCAAGCCTCCCAGCACCTCAGATCCAGCGGCCATTTGTCCTGCGGTAAGTGCTGCTTCCCCGCCCTCGGTGGCTGCGGCTTCTGCACCACCAAGCAACCCGGCCAACCCAGGACCACCCGCAAACGCTGCCAACGCACCGCCAGCAACACTCGCCAACATATTGCCCTTCTGCTGCTCTTCTTGCATCCGAAGTTGCTCCATGAACTGCTGGTGTTGGAGGTTGGTCTGGTAACGCTGCTCTTCAAGTTGGGCTACTTGCCCTCGGAGACTTGCTTGAAGCTCCATAGTCGCCCGCATCCGCTCAACTCGTTGGGCCTGGGCTTGCATCGAGGCTTGCCCTAGCGCCTGAAGCTGGGCCAACGCCGTCATACCAACCTGAGCCGCGCCAGTCATCCCGGCTGCTTGCTCTGTGGTTTCGACGGCAGCTTGGCTCTGCTCGCGGGCAGCCTTCATCAAGGCTTGCTCGATGATCGGGTTACGCAGTTCGCCCTGAGTTTCTAGGCGCTCTGCCATCGCTTGGAGTTGCATCGCCCCAGCGCTAGTAGCCATCGTAGGAATCTTTCTAACCATCTTTACGGCTCAACAACAACAGTGAACTCCTCACCCTTGGCAGCACTGGTGGGAGTAACGGACAACTTGCCCCCGGCCCAGCGAGCATCGCCGGAACCCGAGACAACGCGGCGGGGCGGCCCGCCAAACGGTGGGGCAACCTCGACGGGAACCCCTGCGCCCTTGGAGCGGGCACGAAGGACAACGCCCTCATCGACGCTCGACCCGTGGTAGGGCAGACCGTCGCGGAGCTTGTCGGGCGGACTATGACGCTTGCTGCTCAACTTTCACCTCAACCTCTGCGTGTCCAAGGGATGCGCTCTGTGCAGTACGGTTACGCACAACAGCGCGAACATATCGACCCCGACCGCCCGTGCCCGTAGACTCGTAGGCAGTGCCGAGATCCGTGAATGACAGCCCTGTGCGGTTTGAACGGTCGCCAGGGGTGTCGGTTCCGGCCAACGAGTAGTCGAAGCTGCCGGAAGTTACATCGGTGAACAGGGACAGGTCGCTGTTGCGCGAGCCAACCGCGAACCACCCGGTGTCCACCATCATGCCCGTTTGACCAACACCGTAGTAGATGGTGCAGTTACCGGACAGCCCTGAAAGGTCAGCGGTCACGGTGACGGTCGGGCTAGAGTATGAAGTGAAGTCGCCAACGGCCTCGTTGCCACTGTCATCCACAACAAGCACTCGGGTTCCGGCCACCGCGTTCGGGTTGGTGTCGTCCGGGATAAGGGTGATTGTGCTGTTGCTGGCCTTCGTACCAGTGGAAGTCGCCACCGTGTTGGCCGCAACATCGTCGCCGTAAACCGCGCTACCCTTGGAGTACGAGCCGACTTGGTGGACAACTAAGTAGTCCGAACCCTGGTCGCCAACACCGAGGGCATCACGCTCCTCGATTGACCACGCCTGGGTCGGGAAGTGGAAGCGCAGCACTTGGTCGCTCTGCTCGTCAATGACCAACAGGCTCGACAGCGCACCGACCACCGCGACACGGCCCTGGGTGGGCAGGATGTCGTGGACGGGCTGGCTGAACTGATCGTCGTAGCCACCATCTTGGCCGACGCGCCACAGTTTGCCGTTCCCCAGGGCGTATGCGATGCCGCCGTGAACCGCAATGCACCGGGCAGATTGCGCTCCAGTGCCGGGGCCAAGGTCGAACGGGCGGGGCTGCGACGGTGCGCCGCTCAACATGGTCGCCCACGACTTGCCGCAGACCAACAAGCTCGACCCGATTTCAACAGCGCCAACGATGTCGGAGCCGCTGCCGGAGGTCGGCACTGCGTAGGATGCCCACGACGGGAACGACTCCCAACCGTAGGGACCGCGCTCAGAGAAGTAGAGGGTGTTGCCCCGGAACAGAGCCAGTTGGTTCTGCCAGATGCACACGCCGTTGGGCTTCTCTACCGTAAACCCTTCGCCGCCCTCGGGGGCTTCGTAACCAAGGGTATCGTCGGGAACGATGTCGATGTAGGAGGTGTCCCCAGCAGGGATGCGAGCGAGGAAATACGCGGGTTGGCCCTGCACCAACTCCAGCGCTTGCTCGATCTCCAGCTTGCTGTCTTGATCCTGAACGATGAACCCCTCGGTGCGGAAGACTTGCACTGCGGTGATCCAAGGGTACGGCGGCTTGGGGATGCCGATGGCCGGAGCAGGGTCGGTTTCGGAACCGCCTTCCCCTGCGCGGGTGTCGATAAGCTCTGCGTTAGTGCTGATGTAGTCTTCGCTGTTGAGGAAGCAGAGCGGGTGCAAGTTGTAGTTGTTCCCGCTGTCGAGATCCGAGGGCTGGAAGCGAGCATAGATGTACATATTGCTCACTTCGGATTCCGCGACACGCCCTGTCAGGTAGTCGAACGCCTCAGTCAGGGTGTCATCGTAGCGGTCGGTTTTCCAGACGCGGAACTCACCGATGTTTACTTCGCCGTCGTTGACAGCCGCAGGGCTGTAGTTAAAGCCGCCAAGGTAGCAGACAAGGTTCTGCGTGTTGATTACGATGTCAGTGTCGTACCTGTTAAGTGGCGTATCAAAGAACTTGTTGCCGTTCACATACAGGTTATTCACGGTCAGTCGCAAGGCACTGGCGCTGACGGCGCTGAAGTTGACCGTCGTAGTGAACCAGTTAAAGTTCTTCGGGTCGATGTCCACACCACCAGGGCCAAGCAACTGCGTCACCGTACCCGGAGAGGTGTCATCCCAGGGCTTCTTGGCGATGATGAACGATGCGTCGTTGGTACTGACGATGATCGAGCCGTTGTTTACGCTAGATGCGTAGATCCTGTACTGGGCGGCCTCGACATCCTGGATACCGCTGTCAGTCATTACTACACCGTCGTATTCGGTGGGGCTGCCCTTTACCTGAGTCGTGGCAGCGCTGGGAGGGTTTTTGTCCCCACTAGCAGTGCCACTTCCATCATCCTCGTCCTGTTTAAAGGTTTTCCAATAAACCGTAGCAGCCTTGTCAAAGAACTGCTTGGGATTTGCGGACGGGTCTTGGTCAAATACGCCGACATCAGACTTAACTCGGTCGGTCAGCGCACCGTCTACCGCAGCAAAACGCTTGTTGGCTTCCGCTTGCAGAGTTGCGGTGGGCCATGCCCTCGACCACGCACGGGCGTGGAAGAAGGTAGCGTCCCTGTCCATGTTGTGGATTCTTCGGGCCTCTCTGCCAGACGCCCCTGTACCATAAGTTTTTGTGCCGTAGGTTCCGTTACTCCAACCCGTGGCAGGAAGCGCCGCGATCTGCTCAAAGTCGGTCTTTACACCGAATGCGTTAAAGGCATACACGCGGGTAGGTGCGTTGTAACCTTCAAAGAACCCGACCAACTCGCCGCCGCTAAACTCCGTCCAGGTCGATCCGTTCCAAACATTGACAATCAGATCGTCGCCGTCGCGGACTGCCGTGACCGTGTACTCGGTTCCATCTACCCAAAGGCTACTGTCATCCCCCTCAGTGCCAGAGTTGTTGAAGATGAGGTACTTGTAGCGACTGTCTTTATCCCCAACTGCGCGAGCGGCAACCATGCGAGGCGCACTGGTGGCGTAGGCGCTGTCGATGCTGAGGAACAGCATGAACGAGCGCGTCTTGCCTCCACCTGACTGCGTTCCAAGGGAGAAGATGCCCTGGTTGTTTTCGCCAAGGGTGTTTTCGTTGAGGTTGCTAATGTCGAGCTTAAAGGAGCATTGCAGCGCGAAGTCGCTGTTGGGGTCAATGTCGATCTCCGTGTCGCTCTGGATGCCAAAGCTGTTGACATCCGTAAAGTCGCCAGTTACACCTCGGTCAAATACGGTTTCCTCAAGGTCTTCAAAGTCGGGGAAGGCCAAGAAGGACTCGACACTAAGATCCTCGTTACTGCCGCTGACGATATCACCATGGATTGCGTCCGCCGTGTCGGTGATGGAGAAGTACTCTTGGCTACCGCTAGACTCGTCGGTCTTACCGTAGGACTCACCAAGCTCTCGGTTCTCGTCGGCAGCATCGCCCGAACCCACCAGCACTCCAGTGTTGGAAAATGCGGTCAGGGGCTTCAGGCGCTTCATCGGCCCGTAAGTTCCATCTTGGGACTGGTAGCGGTAGCCGTATTGGTACACACCATCCAGCGCCCCAGCGCCAACATTACGACAAGATACTTCCGACCCAGGCTCTGGGATGCCAAGCGGTCGGATTTGCGACAACTCCGAGTTCAGGACATGAACATAGTCGCCGCTGTGGATGTACGCCCTGTCGCCAGCACGGACACTCGATGCGTCTGATGTGATGGGGGCGGCGTACTTGCCCGTGTATCCGACCGCAGAGGGGCCAAGCACGACCTCCTGCTGCACGGCTTGGAAGTCTTGGTCATCAAGAGGGCCATCCGTGTAAAGCGGCTGGCCTTCGGTCGTGGCATGGGAAATCTGCTCCAGCGCCACGCGGTTTGGCCCCTTGTCCCGCAGCGTGTCTGCGGAAAAGTCCAGGTCAACAACAGGCGCGGCTGCCGTAGTAGAGCTAGTTTTGGCCGCGTAGTCGTAGAACTGGAAGGTGGTCAGCGATCCGTGGTAGTGTTTGTCCGCAGTCGGATCTTCGTCGTTACCAATGTACAGATCGGGGATGCGCTCAAGCTCAAGGCGCGGAACCTCGCTGATGGCACTGGTGACAACAGCCTCGCCGTCCACCGAGATGAATACATTCGTGCCGTCAACCCCGCAGAAAATCTCGTAGCTACTGCCCTTGGTGAGAGTCTGGGCGCTGTTGACTTCCACATCACCGTACTTGAACTTGGCAACACCAGCATCCAGCCGAAGGTAGGCCAGCGGGGTATCAGATCCAAAGTCGATGATCGTACTGGTGAGACCGAGGAACTCGACCGTTCCAGCTACACGGAACGCAAAAGTCTTTGAGCCAACCTCCTCGGTTTGCGTCTGGAAGTAACGCTCAAAGATCGAGCGGAACGGTACGCGAACTGCGCCGCCAAAACCGCTAAAGTTTACCGCGCTGCCGAGTAGCTGCGGGGGCGACGGGTGGAGATAGACATTGTAACTGGCGCTGGCGGGGCTGAACGCCGTGCCGCCAATGTCAGAGGGGAGAATGCTAAAGCTCGACCCAGGGCTTCGGTCGCCGTAGACAGCAGTAGTGACAACCGATCCGAAGATGTGGAAGTTGTCGAGGACGGGCGCAGTGCCCTTGCCCTTGTTGGTTGCCTTGTGGCTACCCAGCAGTTCTACCTGACACTCATCCATACCCGTCAGGGTTGCAGCGGACACATCGACCGTAGCACTGGAGGTGTCAACATTCAGGGTAATCGTGTTGCCCGACCGAGTAATCAGAAAGTCTACATCATCTCCAGGAGTGACGGTCAGTTGAGACGGGGTGGTCGCCGCGTAGGTACCGCTGCTGTTATCCGTAACAACTAGGTTGATCTGGTAGTCCGAACCGCTACGATCCAGGTAGATATGGATGGAGTTATCCGCGTCAGCCGAAGAAGTTGCACCGGCAAACACAAGCGTCCAGTATTCGCTGGCGGTCGTGTCGAGGATATCTCCGACATTAGCACTGAAGGCAATCGACCAGTTGCCCGTCAGGTCGAACTCGTTGTCGATAACTACACGCGCACCCTCTTGCTCTGCGACAAAGCCAAGCGCAGTGCTAAACCGTGCTTGGCGAGTCGATCCCGTGCGGCGAGAAAGTTCCTCTGCATCGGGGTCAACCTCTCGGCGTTCGTAGGCAACACCCTCCCCTGCCCCGTGAGCCGATGCCCTGCGGTGCATCGGGAGTTGGTCGATGCGGAGGCGTGGGTTAGGCATTAAATGTCACCAATCGGCGTGGACGGCATCTCGCCAGGAGTCGTGTTACCAGTAGAAGTATCAGAGTATTCGTCGCCCTGATACCCGCCATCAAAGTTGTCACCATACGGCGTGTCGTTGTAGCAGTTCCACAGACGAACTCGACGCTCGTAAGGCCGCTCAGGAAATGCTGGGGTGTATTTTGCCCTGTCGTAGTAAACGATGTTGATGATTACTTCGACATTATTGTCCGGGGATACGATCTCAGCAAATACACCGTTGCGGAAGTACATTCCAGCAAAGCACTCCGGGGTGTACGCCGTGCTGCCAACAGCCATTCCGACTGTTAACTGCCAAACATTCTCGTCAGCGTCTCCGTCTGGAGTACCAGCATCAGGTTCAGCGCTAGTAAAGAACCGAACAGTAGCACTCTCCACTTCCGTCGAAGTGTGGATCATGACTTCTATGAAATCAACATGACAAGAGTCACGAATAAGTTGGTAACGCTTACCCGCAGCCCTTGTTCCCGTCCAGGTGAGCTTGTCCTCTGGATGCGGGGTAAGATCGCAACAGCAGTTAGTGTCTCCGGCCACGGCCCCTCAGCGAATCACGGACAATCGGTTGGGTACTGCCGTGGTTGAGGCCAGTCTCAGCATCCTTGACGCTCTGGCGGCTTGCCTCAAGTTCGGCAGGACTAACTCCGCCAACTTGCCAAGAACGCCAACAAGCGATTGCTCGCTCCATGATGGCTTCCAGGGCACTGGCGGGGAACGGAAGATCGGTTTCAGTAGTCAGGCTGTCCCAGGCGAACGACTGCACCACAGCCAACCGGGTGGCACTGTCGGGCGCGGGCCACAACCCAACGACTAGCTCCGAGTTGTCACGGTCGTAGGTGATCTCGTAACCCTTCGGAGTGCCCTGGTTGAAACCATAACGAGCAAACCCGCTAGGCTCATGGGCAAGGGCGTGATCGTTGGTCAGGTCAAAGACCCGAAGCACTGGGCCGGTGTTGGGAAGCTCGACCGTGCGGTGGATGACCGTGACGGTAGTAGCATCTGCAATCTGATCCTTGATGGGCGCTCCAACATCAATGGCACTGCCGCTGATGGAGAACACCGTGTAGATGTCGCTACCGATCTTCAGGAGATCCCCGGAGCGAGTCCCTGTGGGGATTGCGTCCAGGGTGATGGTGGCGGTGTTGGCACTATGGCCCGCAGCCGCTACCGCATCACTGCTTTGACCGTAGGTTTCGGCAGTGATAAGAGAGTGGGCAAGGCCAGGGATGCCGTCAGCGACAGCCCTGGCGATGCCCGCGTACAGTGCCTCTTCGACGCGCTCCGTCTCGCGCTGCGAAGGAGAAGTGATCCCCAGACGCTTGTAGAGATTGTCACGAATCGTAGAGACAAGTACCATGCTTAGAGAGTCCAGCCCTTAATCAGGAAGTGGGAGCGGCGACCGTTATCGAGCGAGTAGCAGCTACGGTATTCCAGGCGCTTGAAGAAGTTGGTCAGCGTCGGATGCGGAGCCATCTCCGACTTCTGCTGAATCCAGCCCGCATCTGCACCAACGCCCGTAGTTTGACCCACAAGGTTCCAACGCAGGGAGTTCAGGTTCAGGCCCATGACAGGGTGAACCGCAGCAGGGCTACCAACGGTCAGATCCCACTGGTTATCCGCATCAAGGTGACGGCTGTAGTCAACCAGCACCGAGCCAAACGGAATCTCAGTGTTCGGGCCAACGCCCATGTCACGGATCAGGGTGTCGTTGATCGTACCCTTGGAGCGGAGAGCCTCAAGGAACTTGCTGTACCAGTCGATGGTCGAGAGGATGTCAGTCGGACGCTCCATACCACCAAAGTCCGTGCGAATAATCGCTTCTTGAACATCCGCAAGGAACTGATCGAGTTCGGCTGAGGTGGAGGGTGCGGCGTTCGAAGCGGTAAACAACTGGGCTTCCCAATCAGTATCATCGTTGGGCGCAATGCCAGCGAAAGTTTGGCCACGACTGCCAGTATCCCGGCCACTATCGAACAGACCAAGCATCGACATCGAGCCGAAGTCTGCGTAAGTAGAAGTGCCACCACGGTTGAAGAAGTCGTTGTCACCGCGATACGGAGCCAGCGGGTTCAGGTCGCCACCAGCAGTCAGGTCGGTTTGACCCAGCAGCAGCAGAGCTTCCTCTTCCGCGTAAGTTTCCATTGCCATGCGCTGTGCAAGGTAGGCAATGTCACTCATGGCGAGTTGGCTATCGCGACCGATGATCGACTGAGGAACATTGAAGTTCTTCGTCTTGGTCACGATGTCGAACAGCGCCTTGGTCAGAACCTCGTTCTGGGTGGCAGTAAGAGTAGTACCCGAAGTCGGAGTACCACTGTACTGGTCGCCAAGGTTAGCTTCCCAAGCGGAGGCATCCGTGCTGTACATGACCGGGTGTTCAACGCGCTCTGCGTCGTTCACGCGGAAAATGCGGCCACGCTTTGCCAGCTTGCCCAGGAGTTTTTCGCCGCCCTCGTTGACGAGGTTGGCAGGGTTACCGCTGATGGTATCAATGGCCGAGGTGACCAGAGTGTCCAGTTCGCGGGTGTCAGAAACAGGAAAAGCCATTTGTCTTAATCCTCCTTAAGGATTACAGGGAGTTGTTAGCGCTTTCGCATCGCCTCGGCCATCGCTTGCTCCATCTTCTCTCGGACATTGTATGGGGTCACACCTTCGGTATTAACCTTCTCGGCTCGACCGTGTACACCAAGTCCAGGAAAAGTAACTTCCTCCTTAGCCTCTCCCACACCAGCCGCCGCAACGAAACCTTTAATCATGTTCTCGTTGAAGAGTGCTTGGTGAGAGATCGCCCCAGACTGTAGCCCTTCGGCAATGATGGCTTCCACCTTCTTGTAGTTCTCGGAGCCAACAGGCGCTCCAAGGCTTCCGAGGGTGAGATCCAGTTGCCGCTGGGCCTCAGCGACTTGACGCTCCAAGCGAATAGCCTCGTCTACCTGAGCTTTCACATCGTCTTGAGAAAGCACTGGGGTGGATTTGGCGCGTTCGCGTTCGGCAGCAAGCGCTTCGTTCACAGCGCGGGATGCTTTAGATTCTGCAAGTGCTTCGACTTGCTTGAGTTGCTCTGGCGTGAGTTGCTCTGAAAGCGTTTGAGTGATTTCGGCTGCCTTCTTAGGGGCTGCCTTAATACCCTCCTCGACTGCATCCTTGAGGCTTACCGCTTGCGGCTCCTCGACAGGGGCTTGGTTCTGGGGGGCTGCTTCGGCAACAGGCGCTGCCTCGGCGGGGGTGTTGTTTTCTTCGGTCATGGCTTACCTTTCGGCTCCACTTTAAAACCAGGGCTTACCGGGATGGCTCCCTGGGTGATTGTTAGTCCCAGCTACCGTTATTCCCTTGGTAGAACTTAGGGTTACTAGCGGTGGGACGGTGCGTGTCCGGGTCAAGGTGTCGCGCACGGCAAGCAGCCTTGTAATCGGACATCGAGTTGACCTCCTTACGCAAGGGGTCATTGGGGTGCAACTGGAACATCTCAAACGACTCCCAGTCCCCAGTACCTGTCTTCGTGTAGTTTCGGCGCTCCGGCATGGGTTCGCCACAGTCATAGCAGCACCAGTCGGTGCTTTTGCCGCCACCTATTCCTGAGCCACACTTAGTGCAGCCAAGGACATTAGTTCGGTAAATGACTTCGCTATTAGGCATCGAGGACAGTAAAAGGTTAAAACTGAGTCAAAGTAGAGGGATCAGAGAAAGGAGTCTGCCCTCCCTGGAGAGCGGCAAGAATGTCGTTAGACGGCTGACCGTTGGCGTTGAAGCCGCTTAGTGGCGATTGCGGAATCGCTTGACCCATTGCGGGACGCTGCGAAGCAAACTCTTGATGCTTTTGAAGAGCGGCTTGGATTTCTTGCACAGGGACACTAGCGACCGCGTTAGTAGCGGCAATAGCGATTTCACGCTGATAAGCACTGATGTAAGTTTCGTGATCATCTTCAGGGTAGACCGGGATTTCGATGGTGATGCCGTAGATGAAGTTGCGAATGCGCTCCAGCGGGCCGCCACGATCCGGCGGCAACTTCAGACGATCCGCAGCCTCGACATTGCCGTAAGCCATCAGCGCTTTCCGCGCCTCCGAAACAATGATCTCCGGGGTAATCAAGTCCGGCGCTTGTTGGCGCAAGTTAGCGAGCAGAGTGAGGGAGGCACTGTGGGTTTCCAGTTGCCCCTGCTTGGAGAGGTTGCCAAGCTCGACGGCCTCGACGCGGAACGCCATCCGGGCGACCTTTGCATCAGGCACTTCGATGACCTCGATGAGTTCGCTGCGCGTCGGGAACTTGACCGACTTACCGTAGGCATCGCGCTGGAAGGCAAACGACGCACAGGCAGCCGCGCTAAAGAGGTCAGCCATCACCGACAAGCGGTCCCGCGAACGGCGTGACCCGGCTTGCGCCAGGATGGATGCTTCCGCCGCCGACTTGCGCGGGCCTTGCTGCAAGCCAAGATTCATGCGCGATGCGCCAACCACCTCGTCCAGCAGCATCATGTGCGTCTGGAGGGCCGTCACAAGCTCACCAAGGGCACTGGTGCGCTCGACGGGGCGCATTTTGTGTGAGACACCGTTGTCCCGTTCAAACGAGTTGGTGGCCTGGGAGGTGTCTACAGCGAGGTAGAGTTCGTTGCCCGAGGGGTTCGTGGCAACGGTCGCAATGTGATCCGGGTCGAACGCCTCCTTGTCGTAGAGGACGATGTTGTTGATCCGGCCAACTTCCTTCTCGATCTGCCGGATGTCGGCATGAATCGAGCGGATGACGGGAATCCACGACGCGCACTCGGGGGGTGCAATATATTCGCCTGGAGCGGGGTCGAGGAAGCTGTCGATGTACAGCGGACAGGCGGGGAGATCCACCGTGCCGCAATACTCGCCCAGAGGCTTCTTCTCTAGCTCTGGGGCGTTACCAACCGAGTAGGCTTGCGGATCTTTGCGACCCTCGCCCATGTTGATGAACACCGACATGGGGCAGCCCTTGCCCTCGTACTCAAAACCTTCGTGGAATACTTCGGTCTTAGTCACGATGTCCCAAGGCTTTAGGTTGCCCCGGTAGCTCTCCGGGTACATCTCCTTGGGGATGTCCTTCCACTGGCACTGGTAGGTGTGGTACTTGAAGCGCTTGTGCTGCGGCTCGTAACCACAGTGCGACGAGGGGATCGCCAGCCACTTGATGCGACTCTCTAGGTGGGGATGGTTCTTGTCTACGACCACCTTCATACCGAGGTGGGAGCCTAGAAGACCATAGAGAGCCGCATCACGCGATGCTTGCTTCAGGTTGCCGTTCCGCGTAGACCATGCCATCAGCTTGTTTTGCTGCTCGACAAGGTGCGCGGCTTCAGCTACCAGAGGCTCACAATGAAACGAGGGAACTGCCGGGACAAGCTCTGTGACCAACTGCCGAGCGCGGGACTGGAAGAGGTTGGCCCCGATCTGCGGGTAGTTCCAGTTGGAGGAGACCCGCTCAGGGTCTACAGTTGGCATAAACGGCGCACCTTCAAGGGGAAGTTGTGCGCCAGAGGAGGGATCTCGACCCGTGTAAAGATCGTTAATGAGACGCGCAGTACCTGTGGTAACGCCTTCAAACGAGGTCTGCGCCTCAACCACTAGCTGAGAAAGGGCGCTAGACTGCTCTGGGGAGAGTTTTACCACGAAGACGAGTTAGTGCGGGGCTGCCGGTACGCGACGGACGATGGATCGGCAGCCGGATTGTAGTACGGCGCGTCACTTTTTTCCAGAGAAATCCCAGGAATCGCGCCGCGCCGCATGATGTGGTTGGTCAGCAGCGCAAGAGCGTCTGGGATGTCATCGGATTCGCTCTTGGGGAACTCGGCCAATCTTTTGAGAAGAATGTCCCGGCCAGGAAAATCTCGCAGCACTCTAATACGCCCCTCCTTGAAACCCAGTTGGATTCCCTGGAGTCGTTGCGCCTTGTTGGATTTTGTGCCAATCTTGGCCGGGACAATCGCTACTTTGTCTTCCCGCGTCCAGTGTTTCTGGTGGAACCACGGGATGAGTGCCCCCGCGCTGCCCGTGTCCTCGACCCAGATGGCATTGAGGCGAAGGCGCTGGTGGATGTCCTCGACAAGATCCATGCACTCGCCGGGTGGCCCCTTGATTTCGTGGGCCTCGATGGGGAAGAAGTAGTTGGTGTCCCGAGGGACATCTGCCAGCCCTGGGATTTTGAGCGCGGGGTTGCTGGCGCAAGCGTTGAGGATGTGTCCCGCAGTGCTGACATGGACAACCACGATGCCGTTCCAGTCGCCCGATTTCGCGTCGGCGCGGCTGGTGGGGTCCCAGAGGAGTACGCGCTTGCCCTCGGGGAGTTGGTCGATGCTGCTGACCTTTTGCTCCGCGACCTGAAACATTGCGTCAGTGAACAACGCATTTGCGGCGGCCACGGGCTTGCAGAGGTACTGCTGCGCCCAGAACTCGTAGTCATCGATGAGGGATTCCGCCTCAAGGAGTTCGGGGGCAGTCATGTAGCTGGGGCAGAGGGGGTACGCCCCTTCCGGCCCTGGTCCTTTGCCGTCAAGAAGGCCGTGGCCCTGGTTTACGCCGTCCCAGCAACCGAAGCGCAGTTGGCTGTACTCCGGGTTGCGCCCGAGCCACGCTACAACATCCTCAAAGGCCCAGGGGGTTCCGATGTGCCGGATCGCGCCATCTTGGGGGTCGCGGAGGATCGGCTCTAGTTGTTTGATGGCATGGATGACCTTCTCCCTTTGGACGGGGGTGGTGCTGTTCTTCTCGTTGCTGGGGTCATCCACGAAGATGTCCGTGGGGTGCTTGCCCGCCTTGTTACTGCCGATGGACGAGGGGAAGAAGCAAGGTTCGCGCCCAGTGCCCGTCCGCCCTGCGAGGTTGAACGACGCGGGAGGAGACCCGGCGGCTGCCTTGACGGGCGTAAGCTCGGGGAAGCACTCGCGGAACGGGACCATCAGCCCTGGGAGAAGCTCGATCTCGCCCTCGGTGATGGCCTTTAGTTCGCCAAGGATTTCGCAAGCAAGCTGGGTCGAGGCGCTCATGTACATGATGCGCTTGTCCATGTGCCGCCATTTGGACCACAGCGCGATGTCCATGAAGATGGTGGTCTTGCCGTGGTTTCGGCTTACGACGGTGCTGGTGCGGTTGCTGCTGAGGGCGTGGGCCGCAATATCCCGATGCAACTGGGAATACTGCTTCCTGCGTGTGCCGTCCGTCTGGAGGACACCCCTGTGCCACATTGAGCCGAACTCGACGGGGCACTCCCAGAGTTGGAGGATGCGATCCTGTAGCTCCTGGGAGCGGTCGAGGTCGTGGCGGTTAAATGCCACGACGCTGGTGGGTCTTAGTGCTCATTAGACCGTCAGCTTGGTTGAGTGCCCGGTGTCGAGTCGCATGATCTCGGCCATCTTGTAGGTTCCGTCAGCAACTTGCGCCTTTGCATCGGCCAGCGTGAAGTAGAGTGCCCAATGCCCGTCCTCATCGTCGGGGTTCACCAAGACGAAGTGACACTTGGACGGCGTTCGACCACCTTGAGAGAAGATCTGAGTCCATCGCCAGAACATCCGGCGATACCACTCTTGCCACTCAGGGGCGGTGTACTCCTGAATCATGGTGCGGAACCACGCTAGGCCGTCTGCCGTTTCGCCGCCGCCGAAGTGGCGGACGAAGTGGTGGTTCCCCTCGTAGCCGATGATCTCGCTGTCCGGCCACGCCGCGTGAATGCGGTTGTAGCACGCTGTCCACGAATCGTTCTCCGCCGCGTTGGTGTGGTAGGTGTCGATGTAGTAGTACAGGTAGTCGTACAGCTTTGAGATGTCGGGATCCCAGTTGATCGCGTTCTGAGTTGTGCCAGGAACGGGGTTGGAATCATCCTTCGCGCCGTTGCTCGACCAGAGCGGCTCTGCAGTAGGCTGAACGCCAACATAGAAGGTCACACCGATTGAGGTGTGGTGATCCTTAACACGCTCCGTGCTGGTGCTGTCGAACGGCTCCGAGACATTGCAGTTGAGGATATCGTTCTGCGCTGCATTACCCCCGGTTTGGACTTCGACCACCGCCGACCAGTCGAGGCCAGCAGCATCCATGATTGCTTTTCCGATCTTCATGGCTTGGGTCGAACGGAACGCGCCGTAATACCAGAGCGGGTATGGGTCACGGAAGAAGCGGCTGGTATAGGTGACATTGGCATCACCCTCGTCCGGCCCAATCGTGCTGTCTTCCCAGGTGTCATCTACCGCCGTGACCGTCTCCGGCAAGCCGAGCGTCACCGACTGCGAGTTAGTCCAGGTGTCCGGGTCACTCGTGGAGGTTGCGACCTCCCAGTTTCCAGAGGTCTGGTTGTGGTACAGCACATAGGTCGTGCCCCCGCTCTCGCGCTTGAACACATGGAAGGCAGCGTTGGTCGTATCAAACCCGCCCGGTGCGACTTCACCGTTGTTCGACTGGAAGTAATCCCCGTTGAAGTTCGAGTCGGCCATGCTGCCGAGCGTGACATAGCGCGTGGATGCGTCGTGCAGCAGCCCTTGGGCCTGACACCATTGACCCTGCTGGAAGCCTGTGTTCCAGAACTCGTTTGTCCACTCGATCATCGGGTGGCCGTAAGACCAGTCCCAGTTGTCTCGGATGTATTCGAAGAACGCGGTGATGGAGGCATCGTCGTACTCATGGGGGATGCACACCCAGGGGCGGATGCCGACCTGTTTTGCGATCTCAAGACAGACCGTTAGAGGCGCACCCGCCGGGGCGTGACGACCAGCACCGCCGTTATACGCACCGTGCGCGAAGGTGCGGTAGGTGGTCGGCTTACGGTCTGCCCACGAGCTATTCGTCGCTTGCTGATTCGTCGCCTGGAAGTTCATCATGCGGAGGTAATCGAACTCAGAGTAAGCGTCGATGTAATCCTGCCGGATGAAGTTCGCTTCGCCGTATCCGCAAGTCCCCTCCATCGACAATGGCTCAAAGCGCACATTGACAATCGGGTCTGCCGCGTAGTTGGCCGTTCCCCATGCGTCGATATCAGCCACATCGATTCGGAGGGGTCTGGCGATTGTGAAGTCGGACTCCGTTACCGCGTACACGCGCCGCTGCGCCTCATCGACGGTCGGGGTCATTCCATTTATCTTCGGTTTGACCGTGCCGTTGCCGCCACCTTCCCAGGTCAGTACCCAATCAATGCCCCACGGGAATTCATCTTGGATTTCAGACCAGCAATACCATTCAATCCAGTTCGTCGCCGTGCCGTAGTCCAGGGGGTAGCCGTCCGAGTTGAGGGTTCCGGCGAACGGGCTGGTAGACCCGTCTGTACGGATGTTGTCCTCGGACTGGTACATCAAGTTCCAGTACGGGTTCCCTCGGGTCCAGTAGTTAGTAGAGGTTGTGTTGATACCGTCCGCCGCAAGGCCACCCTTGCGAAGGTCACTTTTTCCGAAAGGGATGAGTGCCATTAGTTAGCAGGTTTGACTTTAATGCGAATCGAGATCGAGTGAGTCCCGAGTGATGGAGGGTTGCCAGTTTCGCGAACTTCTAGGTTGATGAGGTCGCCCCTTGTCACTTCTAGGTTGGCTGCCGTGCCGTTTACTGCGCCGAGGTCTACCCAAGTCTTCCAGGTTGGGTCGGTCGTCATGTCGTAGGGGGCTGCGAGGATAGATCGGTCGGACTCAGAGGCATTCTGAATATCGAAGGTCCAGTAGTTCGAAGCGTCCGATCCTGACAGATACTTTGCAGCGCTGAACTCGACAGACTCGACCGTTCCGGTGGCTTGACCAACGAACCAGTTGTCAAGTCGTTGTGAGTTGGACAGGCCCCAGACTACGCCGTAGATCCAGTAACGCCCTTGAACGCGCTCGATGTTGACCCGCAGTACGCCGTTAGAGGCATGGCTGTAGATCACCTGACCGATGCGGTAGACGAACTCCTCGTCGGGTCGCGTTGCAACTAGTGCGCCAGCAGTCGTGTCGAGGTAAACATTGTCGCCAGCAGTAAAGGCTGAGGTGTCCATGCCGTCAACGATGCCGCTCATCACGACATCCCCCGCAGTCGAGTCCGTGATGGAAGCGTTGGCGACACCGATGGGCGGCAGTGCCGCACTCGCGTCTGCGTCCGCAAGCTCGACAGTCGGCTTGTCCGTGTCGTAGCCAGCGACATAGACCACCTGACCCTTGTTGATCGTGCCAGCGGTGTTTTTCTCGACACTGAGGACACTGACATCAGTGCCGCCTCCCGCCGCGTTGAGTACATGGTCCGTACCAGCATCGTCCGTGAAGACAGGAACGCAGGGCGTGTCGTTGCGGACCCAGAACTCGCCCTTGCCAGCGGCAGGGGTGTTCGTGTGGTCGGCTGACTCGGTGACGAGGAGTCCACCCGTGCTGTGCAGTTCGTCGATGTAAGCCTGAGCAAAGCGGGTCGCGTCAGCACCAAGGTCGCGGGTTCCGTCCGCGTCGGGCACGATGTCAGCGTCTACCACATCGCTCCAGAGGTCGCCACCGCCGCCATTGACTTGCAGGAAGTCAGCAGCGTTGACCGTGTCGATGCCGATGTAGATGTTCTCGTTGGTCGTGTCGAGGAAGAGTTGGCCCACGAAGTCCGGGGCGACGGCAGGGGCCGCCGTTCCCGTCTTGGTGAGGGCGATGGGCTTCCAGACTGCGGCGGTCGCAGTCGCGTCTACACAGATCCAGGAGGTGTCATCTGTGGTGTTCGTCCAGAGGTCGTTGACCGCATAACCGCTGGCAGAGTCATCGTTAACGGTAGGATCAACCGTAGTTGCGATACGCTTTTGCGGGACGATGCCCAGGTCGCTGAAGCCCTGAGTAACGATGTCCTCGTGCGAGCATTGTTGAAGAGTTCCGTCACTGTCCCAATACAGGAAACGGTCAGCAGTAGCTCCCTGAGCGTCAGTCAGGCCACCGATCAGGCTGCGAAGGTTGGCGATGGTGAGCGACACCAGCGCACTCACATCGACACCATCGACATCCCCGACATTGGTGATGTCGAAGCCGCCCATGTTCAGGGCAGCAGTCATCAGTCGAGTGCCGTCGTGTCGGAAATACTGAGTGTGGTCATCGTCGGCTAGTCCAGTCAACGCTCCATGGTCAGACACGCCACCACCACCACCATCAATCTGCGTCCAGACAGCCGCGCCCGTCGTAATGTCTTGACAGATCCAGGAGTTGTCGGTCGTGGTGTTGGTCCACAGGTCGTTAACCGCATAGCCACTAGCGGAATCATCGTTCACGGTAGGATCCACCGTGGTTGAGATCCTCTTCTGCGGCACAATCCCCATATCGCTGTGAGCCTGAGTGACGATGTCCTCATGGGAGCATTGCTGGAGAGTTCCGTCCGCGTCCCAATAGACGAAGCGGTCAGCCGTCGCGCCCTGCGTGTCCGTCAAACCGCCGATTACGGAGCGAAGGTTGGCGATGGTCAGCGAGACGAGGGCACTGATGTCCACACCATCGACATCACCGATGTTCGTGATTGCGAAGCCGCCGCCATCCAGGTCGCCGCCGAGGGTGGGGGAGGTGTCATCGCTGACCGAGGTGATGCCCTGGGGGAGGTTGCTCGTCTGCTTCCAGTCGCTGCTGCTGGCAGTGCCCACCGCCATGTAGCTCTGGTCGTTGGTCGTGTCGATGTAGATGTCGCCCTCGGCACTGGGGGTGCTGGTCGGCGCACCCGAGCCAGTGCTGACCGAAGCGCCGCCGCCAGACGCATCGATTTGCTCCCAGTCCGCGTTGGTCGTGTTCGTGGCGATCCAGGCGTTCTCCCCGCTGGTGTCGATGTAGATGTGGCCGACGCGCTGGGGTGTGACCGCGCCTACGGGAGTGCCCGTACCCGTGGTGAAGTAGGGGTACTGGGTGTGATCGTCATCGGTGAGACCCTGGATGCCACCATGGTCAACAATCAGGTTGAAGAACGAACTGGAGCCTGGACTGGCGGGCATCCCTCAATCGTAGCATATGTTGGGGTTAGTTCTAGTACGCTGCACCTAAGAGATCCTCGGCGACTGGTCTTGGGCCGGGGGGTGGGCGGCGTGGGGCCAGCCCCCATCCCCCTTGTTGAGAATGAGTCTCATTATCAGCAGCCGGGCGGCGGTTCACCGATGAAGCGGGCGGTTCATATATGAAAGGTTCACATATGAAGCGGGCGGTTCATATATGAAAGATTCACCGATGAAGCGGGCGGTTCATATATGCGGGCGGCGGGCGCGGCGGCGGGCGGCGCTTCCCATAGGCGCGGCGGCGGGCGGCGGGCGCTTGGGGATTGCCCAAAATTGTCCCATTATGGGGAAAGATATATGGTAGGCTGCCGATTA